CGCGTTCTAGTGCGTCTCTTACGCGTCTTTGTCTTAGGAAGGATCTTTGGTTTCCAGAAGAACTTCTTACCAATATACTTCTTACCAGTGTCTAGTTCGGTTATCATATAGACGAACCCCTGATATTCTTCAGGGGTCTCGTCAAATTGTTTATCATCATAATACCACATGCTGGTATTTAGACGTCTATGTAATCGTCGTCCTCGTCGTCTTCTTCAAGAGGTTCAAACTCACATGGCAACCCACACATTGGACAATGCCTAGGCTGCTCATATTCTTCATCAATTACTCTAACCTCAACTTCTGTGTCACATGCTTGACACTCTGCCCAATAATCAGTTTCCATTTGTTCTCCTTAGAATGTTATCTCGCAGGCACCGCCTTGACATGCAACAGCACCCATCGTATCTATATCAGTAAATTGTTTTTGTGTTAACTGAGTTACAAAGTCTACTGGTTGAATGTTCTGTTGTACCTTTTCCCACTTATGTAGTAAAAATACATCTTTGAGGCAATACTCTGTTTCTTTCATATCGCCCATGAAGTAATTATCTGCAAACTTCTTGAATCGACGAATCCATTCTTTGTTTAGATCAGATATCTCACCACGATACTCTTCTGGCATCTGTGCTTGGCTTGTTGCATCCCACAGATCTCTGAACCCTTGCTTACGTGTGTCTACAATAAGACCAGAAGCGAACAAAGCAGCCTTGCCATACTTGGCAACAATCTGATCTTCTGTCAGTACTTCTGTCATTGGCGCTTGAGCAAAGTCCTTATCACCAGAACCAGCCAAGAAACTAATACCAGCGAAACAATGGCGGTTGTCGTATACATAATCCTCTACCTCTGCCCACATATGCGGCATTACTGTTACTGTGTTTGATACATTATGACGAAGATCTGGGTTAGCACATAGCTCTGGATTAGTTCCAGCTTCTACCCAGTTACTTTGTACGGTCTTTACTTTTTCTAATAGATTTACACCATACAGCTCTTCTCTATACAAAAAGCCTTGTGGGCTAATGATTGGAAACGCTACACAATAGTCTGTTCCGTTTGCAGACCATACAGACTCTTCTACCATGTATGGGTTTGTCTCTGCAATCAGTTGTGCTACTTCTGTATCTTTGTTTAGCTGTATATGACGGAGGTAGCGAGGAGAGTGCTCAGCATGAATGCCGCTAGCAGTCTGTAGTAATACAGAAGCATTTCCTGATGGCTTAACGCAGGTTGTTCTAGCGGCAGGATTAATTCCAATAAGCTCGGCGACTTGTTTGTTAACTTGTACGACAATTTCTGCTCCTTCACGTTGTACATCTTCATCAAATAGGATGTCTGGATTGTTCATCCATCCAGTAATAGAAACACCTAGAAGTGCTTCACGTTCAAAGATAGCTTTGGTAGTTTCATCTAGGTATTTGAAACTTGTGTAGCCAGCCTGCAGTGTACCCATGATAGATGCTGCACGACATGCTTTAAAGAACTCAGCAGACGATGTGCACTTACCACCATTGATCTCTGTTAGGTTACATCCCTGCCAGCCTGACTTGCCCTCAATCTGTGGATACATTCCAATCTCAACACAAGGGTTGGTTGTAAAGTCTTTATCCTCTACAAAGTAGAATCCAGGTTCACCAAACTCTTTGATGGATCCCATAATACTCTTAAACTGCTCTCTGGTGATAGAATCACGTACGATGACAGCAGAGTTATTAGAACGGCCGCGCTGAGGATTATCAATGAACCAATTTCCTGTCTTGGCTGAGACCATTTCTTCATCGTCAGCAGAAAAGAGACAGATAGTTGCAGAACGACGAACACCACCAGCAAGCACAGCGTCAGCAGCATGCATGGCAATATCATATACATCAATAGGGCGAAGACGTGACTCACCTTTAAGTACTCTCGATTGGATTAGATGCTCAATTTTATCTAATGATTTACGAAGTGGTTCTGGACCCGGAGCTTTGAATCCACCAGAGATCATTGCACCTTTAGGGCGTACGTTATTTAGGTCAAAGTAAACTTTGCGTCCTTCCATTTCTGGAAACTGTCCACCACCAACAAAGTATGATGACATAAGTGCACCTAGTGCATCTGCCCATCCTGCTACTGAGTCTTCAACGACCCAGCCATTTGCTTGCTTCTTACG